CCCGGTCCTGTTCCAACTGCAGGTAAGTTATTTGACATATATACGTCAAATCCGTGTATCTTTCCTACAGATAGACCTGCTCTTAATCCACCTGATTCACCGAAGTCACCATTTAAAAGTCTTGAATCTTCATCTTTTAAGACTTCAATGAAAGTTGGATGTAGAACTAACCATCTACCATCAGTGTCTACAAACTGTGTATCTAACAATCTTGCCATTCTAGCAATTACCTGTAAAGGAGTTGCTGTAGCAGTTGCTTGAGCAGTTGCACCACCTAGTCTTGGAGCTATTGGAATAGAGTGGTCTCCTGCACTACTTGTAGTAATGTTTCCGAAGTCACCCTTCTTTAGCTTCATGCTAGTTAACAATTCATCAGAACCTGCAGTTGATACTGCTTTAGTTCCATTAACTGTAGTGTTTGCACTATCAGCTACTGAATTGATTGAGGATTGCGTGAATCCTGACAAATAACCAAGTACGTCTTGGTCATAGTTATCTTTCAGTCTGTAACCTGCTCTGTCACTTGCGAGTTGAGAGAAGTTTACGTGACTGTGAGCCTCTTCAATATCGTCTATCTTGAAAGCAAAATAGTTTGCTTTGTCAATAGTCAATGTGAAGTCCTCATCGTCAAGGTCTTGAGGTTGCACGTTAGCACCTCTAGCATATTCCTTAACAGTGATTTCTGGCTCTTTTATTATTTTTACGGAATCACCCATGTTGGCAATCTCACCAAAGTAATCTGAATTGGTGATATTTTCAACAACGGAGTTCTTCCTGAAGGCTAACTGAACCTGCTTAGAGTAAATAACTGGGGAGAAATTACCATTAGGCAGATTACCATAACCTGCTGCAGTTTTAAATGCCATTTTTATCTCCATTGAAATAAACAAATGCACAAAATGTGCTATAGAAATTTACTCGTCATCGGCTAATAGTGTTAGAGGTGTACGTTTAATAGCTAGTTAAACATAGGCTCATTACCATTAGGTAGGCTTCCAAGTTTGTATTATGTGAGTTGTCCACGTGGAGAGGTCACATTTTAGTTATATATAGTTATACCTATAAATAACATTTTGTCAACTACTTATCTAGCAGAACCAGATATATCGTAAACAAAATTCCCTGAACGAATCGCTTCCATTATCATGTCTGAGTTCTTTTCGTACTCATCTGCAGACATTCTTTGTACTTGCGACTCTAAAATCTTATTAGACTTATTCTCGGCATCTGGAACAGACCTAGTATTTTTCGCCTTAACTTCCGTAGCAGCACTCTTGCCACTCTTGCTCTTGTCTGTCTTGCCAATGCCTCTGTCTGATTTGTAAAGGTCAATAGCTCTAGCTGCCGACCTTGCATCTTCACTATTTTCGTATAGGGCATCTTGTACCCATTTTGGTTGTTCGTCTGCCCATTCATGAAAATCATCACTTTCTCTTATTTCTGCGAAATCAGGATGTATCTGTAATAATTGTACTTCAGCTTTTTCTTTTGCAGTCTTAGCGTTTAATTCATCAATCTCTTGTAATTTAATATTAATAGAATCAGATTGCTCTTTTGCTTTCTTCATTGCTATAGTTTCAACTATTGCAGCAACATCAGGATATTCTTTTGCCCATTCTTCTAGGTCTTTATCTGATTTTGGCAACTTCATTTCTTTTTTTGTTGCCTTACCTAACTGTTCTTTTAACTCGTCAATTTGCTTTTGGAAGTCTTTCTCTCTTTCTTGAGAGTGTCTTCGTAAATCTCCATAACGCTTTTTAAAAGTTTTTTCTTCTGCATTCTTCGGTTCTTCCTCATCCTCTGCTTTCTCTTCTGTAACAGGTTGTTCAGTTTCACCTAATGCTTCTTCTTTTAGTTTCTTTAGTTCTTCCTCATCTTTTTTAATTCTATCTGCATGAGTAGAACGTTTGTTCATAAATGTAGCTTTTTTAGGTGTAGCTTCTACCACCATTTCTTGTGCTTGTTCAGCCATTTTTTACTCCTAGGGTTATCGTAGCCATCTTGTTGGGGGATAAGTATTATCTTGAAGCTAACCCACCTCGCTTCATCTTCTTAACTTTTGGTTTCTTTTTACTTGCAAGTCCACCTTGTTTCATAAGAGGGTCATCATAAGCATCTGGAACACCTCCATCTCCTGTGTCATAACCAGAGTAATCTCCACCACCAGCATCTTGTAGCTCTTGCTCATAACTTTTTTGTGCCTCTGCATCTTCTTGTGAATAGGTTTGTGTGTCTGGGTCATAAGTACCTTTACTTCTTTGGTCTTGGAACTTACCCTCTTCTACAACATCTATTGCCTCTTGTACTTTAGTATTTAAAAAGTTTTGTACATCTTTGTTAGTTATACTTATCTTTTTGCCCTTACCATCATCTGTAGGGACATTGACCATATCTTTAAACTCTTTACCTGTTAACTCTACTTTTACTTCTGGGTAACCTTTAGGTGTTAAGGTTACAACATCTGTATCGGCAACCATGCTTCTTCCTGTCACAATACTTGCTATACTTTTTCCAAAAGACATTGGTAAACTTGTAGACAAAAGACCACCTTCAGGTTTCACGTTGAATGAAAATTCTGTACTTTTTGTAACTAAACCTTTTTCATCTAACTGTCCACCTAAACTTATAATAGTTGGGTTTTCTACTCCAAAGTTTTTTACATTTTCTTCTTTCACCCTATTGTCTAAATCACTATCCCCGTCTTGTTGTTGTGTAACTTGTGTGGTTTGTGGTGTCACTTCTTTAGTTGTCACCTCTTCTGTCTTTGTAGCTTCAGGGTCTACATAACTGTATCCTTCAGGTATTGGATATATAGGTTGTCCATCTTTAAAAGGTATCTGTAACTTTGCACCTGCTTCGTTTACATACTCACGCATCTCGTCATACTGTCCCGGAGTTTTTCCTAACAATGTTTGAAATGTAGGTGCAGTTGTTTGTTGTCCTGCCTGTCCTGTCTGTGTAGTAAACTGAGGTGTAAATCCACCTACAGGTGCAGGAGCAGGTGGTGGAATATTAGGAGCAACATAATTAGGCATAGTGCCTGATGAAGGCAAGGGTTGTCCTTGAAATTGAGAAGGTTGTACAAATGTACCTGTCTGAGCTTTTACAACTCCACCTTCATTATACTCCATTTCTTCTTCCGTGTCAAGGTCATCCATAGTAAAAGGTAAATCTTCTTGACTTGGATTAAATGGTGCATCGTCAGGTATTGTTGCTTCGTCTGAGTTACCCATCTGTCCCATAGCTTCCATACGTGCAAGACCTGCTTTCGCTTCTTGTCTCATTTTCATTAGAGTCTCTAGTCCCCAATATCTTACAACATCGGCAGGAAACACAAACTCTCCTTCACTCAATCTTGCAGGTATGTCATCTCTGACTTCTTCTTGTGTAGCACCCGGAGGAACATCATTGCCTGACACAGGGTCTACAGTGTTGCCCTCATCTTTGAGTCCACCTTCTTCAAATAACTCCATTTGTTTTTTCATAACTTTACCACCTTCTGATAATAATAATCCACCTTGACTCTTCATAAAATCAGGTTCACCTTTTGTCATGCCACCAAATCTACCTTTTGCTTGGTCAGGCTCTAGAAGCATAAAACTATCGTCTCTTTTTGTTGTACCTGTTAATGTATCAAATACTTGTCCTTCATATTCGTTTCTGTAAACATAAGAGTCATAGCCATTTTTATTAGCTACCTTTTTAATTGTATCAAACCACTCTTGTCTATCTTTGAAGTTCTTAGTGGTATCTAATCCTATTCTTATAGCTCTTGTAGACTCTAAAACTAAGTCTTTCCACAAACCTTTATCTATAGTTTTGTTTTTAAAACCTATGTCTTCTACAGAACCTTTCATTAAATCAGGTAACATATAATATGTTTTATCACCCATTTTTAATGGTATGTTATCTTCTATTTGTTTTTTTATAGAAGCACGACCTTCAGGTGTATCATTTATAATCCTAAACAAAGGGTCTTTATCAGTAAATGCTATATTACGTAACCAATTTGATGGCTCTTTAAAACTACCTAAATCAGGTATTCTAGCAGGTTTTAATTCTCTCTTTAGTTTTAAAGGTAATGTTCTAGCACCAAGTTTTGCACTATCTCCATCTACTCTTGCACTTGCTTGATTAGGTTTACCTACGTGAAATCCTATATCTGCTTGATTATTTTTAGATACAAAACCAAAGGTTTTAAAATCTTTTGTTGTCGCATGGAATACGTCTGCACCCATGTAATCTATTTCTTTTAACTTTTTTTGTACAGGAGAAAGACCTTCATCTTTTTTAAATATATTGTTTGCAACTTCTTTTGCTTCTGATATAGTTTTTACTCTTTTTGTTTTAACCCCTAAATTTTTAGGGTCATTTAACATTTTTTCAGGTATACCACTATTTACTTTTAATTCAAATCTATTTCCCTTTTGGTCTTTGTTGGCTAAAGGTTTTATACTTCCAAATCCTTTTTTGCTTCCGTCATCTATAAGCAAACCTTTTCCGAACTTTTTAAATTTTAATTCACTTTCCATCTCCTGAAATATAGACGAAGAAGGTTTTCCTTTGGTTGTGCCTTTTGGGAATGCTCCCATTTGTCCTAATTTACTATCTTCTCCTTTTAAAAAACCTGTTTCTAATCTTAAATCACCTTTTACTGTTTCGTCATCTAAATCAAACTTTTTTAAGTCTAGTCTTCTTCTATATCTATCTTGAACTAGTCTAGCTTCTCTTTCTCCATATTTTAAGTAATATTTTTCACTAGCTATAGCATCTTCTGTATCTATAAATTTTTTTTGTTCTTTTTGTAGTTTTGCTCTTTTTACTATTTCCTTTTTTAAAGCCTGTATTTCTTTAACAGATAAATCAGTGTACCTTTGAATATCATATATGAGTGCATCTTTTTTAGCTGCTTTTACAGTTCCATCAAAACTCGTACCAAATCCTTCATTTTGTATAAGAGATACAATACTATACTTTTTATTATCAGATGCATTTTTATCTTTTAATCTTGGTAAAATTTTATCTTCAATGAACTTTCTATTATCAAAGTTTCTCTCTGAATACAGTTTCTGTAGCAAACTATATTTTTGATAATTTGGACTAGATTGTAATTGAAAAGTAACATTAGTGCCTCTTTCAAATCCTTCTCTCCCTTGTACTGCATGTTGTATCTCATGTAACAAAGAACTTGTTATCTTTTCTTCAACTCCTTTAATAGGTTTAAAGTGTTCTAAGTTAATTAAGATAGTGTCCGTGTCATTAATATACTGAGCATTAAATAATTTTTTGTAATCTTTTATAAACCTAACTTTAACATTTCTAATAGGTTGGTATCTTCTTCCTTTTATAGTTATATCTTTAAAATACTCTTTATATAAATCGTCAAACTGTAAAATTTCGTAGAGAGAATACTCATCTCCTTCTTTTGGCATTTTTTTTAGTTTAGCGTTTCTATCGTCTATCTCGTATCTTAATTTTCCATCTTGCCCTCTATATACACCTGTTTCTGTAAACAATTCTTCAGGACTTTTGTTTCCTTGTTTTTCTAAGTCTTCAAATAATCTAGCTTGTTTTTGACCTGTGGGTGTGTTTAATCCTGCCATAGTAGGATTTATTTTAGGTGCATTTATTAATTCTTTTGCAGGTATACTTGTAGGTATATTTGTTGTTATAGCTTTTTGTTCATCTTTTAATAATTTTTTAGTTTGGTCAAGTTGTCCCACTCCTGCAGTTTCAACTGCTGCTCCACCACTTCCTCCTGTAGGACCTTTAGTTAATAAATCTGTTTGTGTCTCAAATAGTTTTTCAGTACCTTTATACGCATCTGATAAACCTTCTCCAATTACTTTAGCACCTTTTACACCTGCTTTAGCTAATCCACCTAAAGATATTAGTTCACCTAACATCTGAGCAGGTCGTGATACATCAGATTTTATACCTGTAAGTTCTGTAAAACCTTTATCAAATTGTTCCCTACCATACTTTTCTTGTAGCCTATCTAACTGTGGCTTTATAAGTGTAGAGAATTGAGCTATGGTTGTACCTTTACCATATTTAGCAATAGCATCATTCGCCATATCTGCTAAGTCTATTATGTCAGAGGGCAAACCAAGAACACCTGTTACAGGTCCTATTGCCATAGCTTTCAAACCTTCTTTGGCTTTTTGTGCCTGTAGAGCCTTTTCAGTCTCTGTTTTAGGTTCTCTTTCTGCTCTTCTTGTCTCAACTGACATTTTTTAAAACTTCATCCCTTAGTAGTTTCAACTTTTTCAAAGAGGCTACTGCTCCCTGAGAACGAAACATAATAGTATCTGTATCTGCCTGTTCTAATATTTTATGCTGTTGCTCAACTAGAGCATCTACATAATTACTGAATGCTTCCCATTGGTGGTTGTTGCTCACCATCGGTTTGAGTTTGCTGAGTATTTGCTTGTCCACTTTCTTGAGGTACTCCTGTAAATCCTTGTTCTCCCGGAATAGGTGCTTGTCCTGTTCCTATTGTTGCTCCTCCTGCTCCTGTTGGGTCATTAGGGTCTGTTCCTGCAGGTGGTTGTTGAGGCTGTCCTTGTGGTGCAGGAGCTTGAAAGTCTTTCATAAGCTCTGCTTGTATTGCTGCCTCATCCATATTGTTGGTAACTTTATCAGGGTCTAAGTCCATAGACTTTGCTATCTCACGTATAATATATTGAAACTTAGCAAATGGTGCTAGTGCAGGATTAGAAGCCACACCTAAGAACTGCATAAGTCTTTGACTACGTACTTCATTAGCCATAAGACTTTCTGTTCCACGTGCTTTAACTTCTAAGTCACCTTTTATTTCAGGATTAAAATCAAACTGCATATTAAATCTAAAGAAACCTTCTGCTAAAGGTCTTAACAGATAATCATCTACATTTTTAATTACAGTCTTAATACTTCCTGCTGCTGCATTCATAAGCATAGATATACCAGATGCAGTTCTTCCTACACCTGTTACACCTGTTTGACCATGAGCAAACGATGGCATACCTGTACTCTCATCTGCCAACTGTCTTGCTTTGTCAAACAGTTGTATATTCTCATTTGATACATTTGGAAACTTCGTGCCAAAGATTGCTTGACCCGGTGCTCCACCCTGTCTTCTAAATACTTTACCCGGATATACAGATAAATCCTGTCCCGGAACTAAATTAGTTTCATCTACTTCTATAAGTAAGTTTCCTGATAATACTGCATTATCTACTGCCATTCTCATGAAACCATTCATCAATGTTTGTGTATCATCCATATTTTCTGCAATACCCACACCAAAGAAAGAATATGGGTTCAATTCATAAGGAACTGCCATATAAGGTATCTTTGCAGGTTTAAATGGATTTAAAACCATTCTCAAGAGTTTACCATCACAAATCCAAATGTTTGCTTGTAACTCATCAAAATCTTTTAATTCACTAGGTATTTCTACTTCATTATCTATAAGTAATTGAGTATCACACATACCCCAATACTCTAAAACCTCAAAACGATACACACCATGTTCAGGTGCATAATCTGCTAAATCGTCTTCCCAATATTTCTTTACATAAGACTCACCTGATTCTATTACATCATCTATTACGTTACCTCTAAAGTAAGGTCTCTTTTTAAGAGAACGTAATTGTGACCTAGACATCTTATGTCTTTCAATAACATATTGAGCTTCATCCATGTTGTTTGCATCAGGGTCAGGATAAAAGTTCCACACTGATACATGTGATGTAGAAGGAACTGTTTTAAACGTAGGATTATATTCACCTGTTTCATCCCAATTAGGATATTCTTTATCTATAGCAAAAGGTCCTTTCATAACACCTGTGCCAAATAAAGACATCTCAAAAGCAGTGCTTCTTAATTGTTTTGTAGCACCTGACTCTTGTAGTTGGTCAATAATTTTTTGTTCCATATTTTTTGCAGCAACCATAGCAGGACTAAATGTTACTGCAGTAGGTGTCTTGCCAACACCCTCTTTTAAATTTTCTATACCCTCTAGTTTTTCTTGAAGAGGTCCAAGACCTTCAAGTAAAGTTTTTTCGGTAGCACCTTTTGGAAAATCTTTTCCATCACCTTCAAACCCATACGGAGAAGTTTGTTCACCCCTGCCACGAAGCTCTTCAGGCTCTTTAGGGTCAAAGGATACATCTTTAGCCACACCTTCTGGTAGAATTGTTGGCTCAACGCTAATAGGAAATTTGTTACCTGCAAATAGCACGTCAACAATTTGTCCGTAAGCTGCGAGAGTTTTAGTTTTTGTAACTTTGATAAATACTCTTGACTTTTCTGCTTCAGTAAATTGAACATCACTTCCGTATATCCCCCTGTAATTTGTATATGAACGTAACCATCGTTCCTCATCGTTTCTTCTATAATCTTCTGCTCTGTCGTATCGTTCCTGTACGAAAGGAATTATACCACTTACTCCTGCATCAGCTATAGTAGAATCATCTGTATCTTCTAAAGCTATTGCTTCATCTTCAATCATTATTTCGTTGTTTTCTTCTGCCATATTAATATCCAAAAGTTGCATCTGCTACTGGCATACCTTGAGAAGGTCTACCTACAGGGTCATAATCAAAAATACTAAATCGTGGTCTTGACATAATCCCATATCTTAGTGCATCATATATGTGGTCTTCTGCTCTTGTATCCACATCTTCAGGGTTCTTTTTATCTAATGGTATTGCAGGTAACTGAGCTACAGTGTTTGTACATGTACTAAAAAATACAAGTCTTGGTTGTTCTGTAAACTCATCTATTTGTAGTCTTCTATGTATTTCATTTTTACCTGCTACACGACTACCCTTACTTCTATCAGAAGGTCTCCAACGACACCCTCTTGAAATCATTTGTTCTGCTAGTGAAGGTCCTGTATCTCCACGTCTATGCCAAAGAGAGCTATCAAGTACACCATACTTTATATTGCCATCTTCTTGCTCTAGTTCTAGTACCATATCTGCCAAATCCGTGGCAAGGACTTTAGAAACATACAACTCTCTATACAGTATAAGTTGCTCATCTGGACTAACAGCAAACC